ATGCGGTCGTTGACCCCGGAGTCCTTGGAGACGTGCACCAGGACCGGGTACTGCCCGGAGTTCGTGACGTGCACCGCCACCACGAAGATCGAGGCGCCCGGCACGCTGTTGAGCAGGTTCATCGTGGTCTGCAGGTCGTCGTTGGACGACCGCACGAACAGGACCGAGGGGTGCGCCCCGTCCATCGCCGTGGTCTTGAGCAGCGGGGCGTGCACGGCGGAGCTCAGCGCCGTGCCGAGCATCCTGTCCTTCCAGGACGTGACGCTGGCGTTGTTGGCCAGGCCCTGGGCCACCAGGTCGTCGGCAGCCAGCCACAGCCCCAGGGAGGTGCGCGCGGGCACGTCGAACAGGTCGATGTTGCCCGAGGCCGCATCGGTCTCCCACGACTGGACGCGCTCGTTGCGGAGCTCGTCCTCGCGGAACCAGGGGATGCCCTTGCGGCCTGCACCGGCGATCGCGCGCCGGATCCCGAACTGCCCACGACGGGCCACCTAGATCACCCGTAGGCCATGTTCAGCGTGCCGGTGATCGACGGCGCCGTGGTGGTGGTCCCCAGCCACATGAGGCCCAGGGTCGCGTTGTCGTAGATGCGCGGCAGCGAGAGCGTGTCGTCGAGGAAGGAGATCTCGTTCCACTGGTTGGCCAGCAGCGGGAGGGCGGCCAGACGCTTGATGATCAGGAAGTTGGCCGTGCCGGCGGCGGCCGCTGTGCCCACGGCCAGGGTGGAGGCGGCGATGATGCCCTGCTTCGTGCCGAGCAGCGACAGAGGCGTCATGCAGTTGATCGCGCCGTTGGCCAGCGCCAGCGTCGGGTTGGCCGGGGCCGTGGTCACCGATGAGCCGTCCGCGGAGGTGTAGGAGTTCAGCGTGAACACCGGCGGGGTGGTGGTCGGCTGGACCGTCCACTCCAGCCAGGCCTCGTTGGCCACGCCCGCGGTTGAGCCCAGGTGGTCCAGGGCCGCGCTCGAGATGGTCTTGTTGCCGGTCGAGGACACCAGGATGCCGGACACGCCGGCCAGGCGGTCGTAGAGCACCAGGGTGCCCGCCACCTGGCTCACAGCGCCGAAGGAGAGCAGCTGGCGCTGGTCGGTGGAGACGTCGGCGTTGTACATCGAGCCCAGCACCGGGCTCGTGGTGTCCGAGGCGTAGGCCACGCCGGGGGTGGCTGCGGGGTCCGCGCCGGCACCGGGGTTGCCGGTGCCCTTCCACAGCGAGTGCCAGATGCCGACCACGGGCGCGGTGGCGCCGACCTTGGCGAAGTTCCAGGTCTGCATCTTCCCGTTGGTGCAGATCTCGTTGATGATGTCGTCGCGCGAGACGAAGGTCATGTGCCTCTCCTACCGCATCCGGAACCAGTCGCAGGCGACCTGGGCGGACGCGCCGTTGATCTGGTTGACGCCGAAGCCGATCTGGTCCGGGGTGAAGCTCAGCAAGCCGGTGATGTTGTAGGCCGCGAGCACCGTCGACCACGTGACGCCGTTGCCGGAGACCAGGAAGTCGAAGCTGGTGCCCGAGTTCTTCCTGATCTGCGCGTAGAACGTGCTGCCGAGCCCCTGGAAGCCCTGGGCGCCGAAGGGGTGGCTGGCGTCCACCGTGGAGCTCGAGTAGTAGGCGATCTCGACGCTGCTCGCGTTCTGCTGGTGCATGACGACGAACTTGCCCGAGCTCGCCTCGCGCAGCAGGAGCCCGGTGAGCTGGTAGGAGCCGCCGATCTGGCCGGTGGTCAGCAGCTTGGTGGTGGCTACCCAGGTGGAGTTCGCGCCCGACAGCGAGCGCACCAGCATCCGGTAGTTGGTGCCGCTGCCCGTCTGCGGGCTGATCGCGCCGGCGGAGAGCTGCTCGAGGTAGGTGCTTGTGCCCTGGTTGGCCCACGACCACCCGGACGGCGGCGAGGTGGTGCCCGCTGCGGCGTCGAACTCCTGGTCGAAGGTCGTGAAGCTCGAGCCGTAGACGCCGTTGAACTCCGAGAGGTTGTCGATGCGGTTGCCCGAGGACCAGGCGCTCGCGATGCCGGCCTCGATGGTGGTGAGGTCCGCGGCCATCACGGGCGTGGACGTGGACGGCGAGTCCGCCCACGTCTTGCCGGTTCCGGCGTAGCCGGTCACGAACCCTCCTCAGGCCGGGGCGGAGAGACCGGGTTACGGCCGGCCCCTCCGCCGTTGATCAGGCCAGGGCGGAGGTGATCGCGCCCGAGGCGAACGACAGGGTGTCTCCGGCCGTGGTGGTCTTCGAGGTCATCGAGCCCCACTCGACGCGGATCGGCGTGCCCGTGGAGTCCCAGAGCTCGATGCCGATGATGGTGGCAGCGGGCATGTTGGTCTGGGAGAGCACGGCGTTGGTGGCCTGCGAGCCCGAGGCCGCGGCAGCCCAGTTCGCGCCGGTCGAGATGCCGGTGGCCGCCACGTACGAACCGCCGGAGCCGAGCTCGGTGCCGTTGGCGGTGGCCGATCCGTTGGCCGTCATCAGGCGGATCTTGATCGGGAACGTGATGGTCTGCGCGCCCAGGGTCGTGGTGCCCGAGGTCGGGTGCATCGCGTTGAGGATCTTGTTGGCCAGCAGCGTGGTGCCGGCATTGTCGAGAGCCATGATCAGGCCTCCTGGCTCTGAACGACCTCGTGCGCGGCGGTGAGCGCGCCCGAGAGGATGTGGTCCTGGATCTCGGCGTGATCGGTGATCGAGGCCGGGATCAGGTTGCAGGTCCCGTCCGGGCACCCCACCTTGCGGCAGCAGTCGTGATGACGCAGCTGGGTGGTGGTGTCGATGATGTCCGCGACGATCCGCGCCCTGTCCACGGAGGACAGCGTCTGGTCGTCCATCAGCTTCACCAGGTTGGCCTGGTTCACAGGGATCGCGCCCTGCGGGGCGGCGAGCATGTGGCGCGGGAAGGCGTCGACCCCGCCGCACACGTCGCAGATACGCAGGGGTCCTGCGGTCTCAGCGGGCGTCTCGGTCATCTTCACTCCTTGGTTGGTCTCCGGCCGGGGACCTTGCACTTTCAGCGTAGGGAGCCCGGCAAGGTTCAGCGGTAGCCGTACTTGGGGTCTGACTTCACGTGCGAGAGGTGCATCGCGCCGGCCGATCCTCCGGCTGCGCCGCCGGTAGCGCCGGCCAGCGTCGAGCCGGTCCAGCCGCGCAGCGTCCCGCCCGAGATGAAGTGCTCCCCGACCTTCACGCCCTCGCGCAGCGGCTTGAGCTTCTTGCCGGCGACAGTGGCTACTCCCAGGCCGACAGCGCCGCCGGCTGCTCCCGCGCCGAGCTTGGCCGCGAGGTTGCCGGCGCCCGCGCGCATCTTGTGCTTCTGGGAGCGGTCGTAGGCCTTCACCGTCGAGGCCGGCAACGGACCGGTCGCCCAGTCGGGGACGGTCTTGCGCAGCTTCGAGATCGGCGTGTGCTCGACACCGAAGGCGTTGAGCATGGTCAGTCGTCGCTGCCGGACTTCTGGCGGCCCAGGCGGCTCATGAGCTCGCTGGTCTTCTTCTTGCCACCGGTGACCGCGATGCGCTTGCTCCCGAAGACGGGCGCCCCGCCGCGGCCCTTGGCCGCGAGCTTGAGGCCGGTCTTCACCGAGCTCTTGGACACGGGTCCGTGCTGGACTCCGAAGGCGTTCATGTCGCTCCTCTTGGACACCGATCGGTTGGCCTTGATGCGCGCCTGGCGCTTGGTCTCGTAGCGCGGGTTCCACGCGCCCTTGGCCCGGTCGGCGTTGGCGGCCAGCCGGCGGCCGGTCGGCCCTGCGGCCCACGCCTCGGCGTCCTGGGTCGCCTGGCGGTCGGCCGAGAGCGCCCGCGGGGCCATCGACTCGAACACGGTGCCCGGGTTCGCGCGGCCCACCCGCTGGAGCGAGCTCTCGGTGGCGTGCAGGAAGGGGTGCTCGCCCACGAACTTGTCGCGCCCGGCCAGGTAGGCCGCGTCGTGCTGCTCGTTGTAGACCCGGTTGGCCGCGCGCTTGGCGTGGCGCAGTCTGGCGTGGTCCTGGCGGCTGTGCGCGGCCGGCTTGCCCTTGTGCTCGTGGTGGTGGCCCAGGTAGTGCTTGGAGACCCCGAAGGCGTTCTCGCTCACGCTGGCACCTTCTTGCCGAGCTTGAGCGGCTGGACCGTGGCGACGGTCTTGGTCTTCTTGGCGCGGACGCGCTTGGCCTTGACGGGCTCGGCCGGGTAGAAGTCCTCGCGGAACGCCTCGGGGTGCATCGCGTCGCGCTTGCCCTCACCGCGCCACTCGACGAACCCGCCGCGCACCAGCGCCTCGGGGCGGGTCAGGCCGGAGAGGTTGACCTGGTCCCCGATCTTGACCTCCGTGCCCTTGAGCAGGAAGTTGCGGCGAGCGTGGTACATGGGTCCTCCTGTGGCAGGGGCCGGGGTGCCCGTCTTCAGCATCCCCGGCCCCGCAAGCCGCGGTCAGGCAGCCTTGATGATCTTGTACGTCCAGGTCCTGGACGCACCGTCGATGGTGCCAGCCGTGGGGTTGGCGATGTCGACGTCCGCGCCACCGTTCTTTGCGCGGCAGCCCTGGTAGACCAGGCCGGCCTCGAGGGTCGACGGCGGCTCGAGGATCACGATGTCGGTGACCTTCACGCCGGTGATGGTGACCGAGACGCTGTTCTTGGTGCCCGTCGTCAGGGACGGCGGGTCGATCGCGACAGTGCCACGGACGATCTGCGGACCACGACGGGGGCCGCGTGCGTAACCGAGAGACGGCATGTGCTTCTCCTCCTCTGCCTGAGGGGAGGACCGGGCCCGAAGGCCCGGCCCGCCCTACGTCAGGCGACCGCCGAAGCGACGTAGACGCCCATGTCGGTGGCGACCTGCTTCATGGCGTAGGCCATGCCGCCCTCGATCGTGTCGGACTCGATGTCCTCTTCGCGATAGCGCTTGATGCGCATCCCCTGGTCGTTTCCGGCGTAGCCCTTCCAGGTGAAGGTGTAGCCCGCGGTGGGCTGCATCAGCGACGGGGCCGGGGCCACGTAGCCGAACCAGCAGGTCTTGCCGGCGGCGTCCGCGATGAAGGCGTAGGTCGCCGCGGCGTCCTGGTCCTCCGGGTCGTTGATCATCGCGCCGGAGGCCTGGGTGGCGTACATCGTGAACAGGCGCTCGACGTCGAGCAGCGCCGCCAGGAGGTCGTCGGTGATGACGCCCTTCTGGGTGTACTTGATGCGGTCGATGATGTCCGGGTGGTTCTTCAGCGCGAGGCGCACGCGCGGCCCGAGGACCAGCGTGTTGGCGTCGAAGCCGTTGAGCTCCCGGAAGTTCAGCTTCCAGGTGGCGATGTCGGTCAGCGGGTCGCTGCCCGAGTCGTTCCACTGGAGGAACTGGTTGGTCGACGGGCCGGAGGCCACGCCGGTGTAGGTCTTGGCCCAGCCCGAGCCGGAGCTCAGGAAGGTCGTCACGAAGTCCAGCTCGCGCTTGAGCAGCAGCTGGTTGGTGACGAACTCCGTGGCCTCCTTCTCGAGCTTGAAGTTCGAGTCGGCGTTGGCGCGCGTCTGGTCGTCGATGGGCTTGGCCACCGAGTAGACCTGGGCGTAGTACGTGTCGCTCGTGGTCTTGTAGTACGACCGGACGGCACGGGTTCCGGGCGCGCGCTTCTGCGCGTCCGTACGACGCCAGTCGGACTTCGTGTACTTGTGGTACAGGTCCGACTGCTTCATGACGGGCACCACCGGGAAGACCTGGGTGGCGATGTAGTCCGAGCGCTTCGGGATGTACGCGACGCTGACGTTGGTCAGCGGTGCGTTGACGTGAAGGTCGGACTGCGTGGGGTTCGGCATGACTCAGATCCCTTCTCAGCCCTTGACCCGGAGCAGGACGGTGGCGATGTTGTCGGCGGTGGCGGCTGCGATGAGGCAGACGCCCACGACCACGGCCGCGTCGCCCGGGAGGGTGGCGGTGACGCCGCGCCCCGAGGAGTCGACCTTGACCGCGTCGCCGGCCGCCAGGCCGCCGGACCCGACACGCACCTGGCTGACGCCGCTGATCGCGACGGAGCAGGCGTTGCCGAGGTACTGCGGCTTGTTCTGGAGGACGCCGACGACGACCTCGTTGGCCGCCGCGGTGGCGAGACCGCAGATGCGCGAGCCCGTCACCTTGACGAACTCGTACTGGTGGCCACCGTGGTCCGCAGGGGCGCCGGGCTGGCCCGACACACCGGTGTAGACGTTGAGGCTGCTGTCAGCGTCGAGCGTGATCGCCCGGATGCTCTCGTCGAATGCCATGTCCTACCCTCCTCAGCCCATCGCCTTGTCGGCGAGGTACTCGTCGTAGGCCTCGGGGTTCAGCTCGAAGAACTCGGCGGTCGCCTCGGCCTTGCTGATGGTCGCGCCCGACTTCGAGATGGCCGCGTCGATCGCCGCGTCCACCTGGGACATGACGTCGGCGTTGTCGGCACCGCCCACGTAGCCGACCTCCTTGAACAGCGCGGAGCCCGCGCCGGAGAGGGCCTTGTGGATCACGGAGCAGTCCGCGTCGCTCATGGTCTCGGCCATGCGCATGAGGACCGGGCCGAGCGTCTCGGGGCTGGTCGGGATGTTGTACCCCTTGGCCACCTCGACGTACTCGCGGGTGAGGCGGATGTTCTGCTCCGCCTTGGCGATCTCGGTCGCCTCCTGGAGCTGCTGCTCGAGGCTGGTGATCCGGCCGAAGGCCTTGCTCACGACCTCGTCGCGCTCGATGTCGGTCACGGCCTTGGAGAGCTCGGTGCGGAACACGTCCGCGTCGAAGCCCCGGAAGGACTTGCCGACCTCGACGAGCTCGCGGTCCTCGACCACGCTGTCGTCGTCCTCGGCGTCCGCGGGGACGACCTCGAAGGCCTCGCCGTTCTCGTCGTAGACGGTCTGGCCGAGCTCGAGCGTGTCCGGGTCGACCGGGTTGCCCTGCTCGTCGTAGATCTCGGGCACTGTGTCCTCCTCGGGAGCCCGCTTGGCGATCGCGACCCTGGCACCGGGCGCAGCAGGGACGTCCACGAGACTGATCTCGTCGATGTCCATGTCGATCACTGCGTTGACCCGTCGTGCCATAGCGACCGCCTCCTTCTGACTCAATCGTGGGCGGTACGGCAACGGGTGTTTAGATGCGAAGCGGGTCCTCGACTTCGCGTCTAGTACCGGTGCTCCCACCAGCCGTTGTAGGTCTTGCCCCCGTGCTGGCGGTGGGTGCTCACGGCCTTGGCCCCGCCGGCGAGCGCGAGCGCGCCGCCAGCGAGCGCGGCGCCCTTGAGCCCGTGCGCGCCCGCAGCGCGCAGCGCGACCGGGGCCTTCTCGCTCGAGCGCATCGCCAGGGTGCGCGACACCGCGGCGTGCTTCTCCGCGCCGTGCGCGGCCTGGTCGTAGAGGTGACGGGCGGCCGCCTCGCCCTTCTTGCGGCGCAGGATGTCGCCCGAGACGCCCCGGGCCTGCCGGGCGAAGGACTCAGCACCCACGGCGCGCTTGACCTGGTTGGTCGCGCGCCGGCGCAGCACGAGGCCCTGTGCGGCCTTGCGGCCGGCCTGACCGCCCTGGTAGACCGCGCCGCCCGCTGCAGCCCCGGAGCCGGCCGCCATGGCCCGCCCGTAGCCCTTCTCGCGCCGGTCCCGGCTGGCCTCGGAGTCGAACTGCTTGCGGGGCTTGAGCACCCAGCCCTGGTCCTTGCGCTTACTCAGCGACGCCGAGCGTGGCGCGAGCCGAAGGCCGCGCGCGCCCTTGGTCCACGCGCGGGACATCTCCTTGTCCCCCTGCTTGCGGCGTCGAGCGGCCTCGCTGAGCATCCGGTGCGTGTCAGCCGTTCCGCTGCTGGGGAACTCGAGCATCGCCATCGTGCGATCCACAGAATCACGCGCCTCAGGAGCCCACTTGGCACGTCGCGCGGCCTTGACCGCGGCGCTCTGCGAGCTCTTGCTCAGCGGCGCGGCGTGTTCCATCCGCA